CAGTTGGCGAAATGCCTCACTGAATTCTAGTAAACTATCAATGTCCACCTCTCGATACTCTAAGTAACGGATGAACTTGGCAGCATTCTCCCAGTTTACTGATCCCATCTCAGTATACCATGGTTTGTGGAAGGTCAATCTAAAATTGACTCCCTTCAACATCTCATCAGCAATCCATTCCTTCTCCTGTAACAGGCGTGAACCGTTGCTAAACAATTTGATGTTACATGTCTGCCCAGTCGCCTCTGAGACCTCTCTGGTAACCTTTACGACCTCTCTGGTGCGTGGTTCAAGTAAAGGTTCTCCTCCAATGATGCTTATATGACTCCAAACATACACTTTTGGTAGAAAAACTTTGATATCTTCTATCAAAGCATCAATATCTACACCACTCTTTATACCAAGAAGACTGCTGTTGTGATTGCATGCACGACAGGCGAGGTTACACCCATTGATGACATGAATACTCAGCAGTCTTGTGGTAGGTCTCTCTGCCTCTAGAGATTTTATCTCTTCGGGAGTGACCTGCTTGAAATTTGTTATCCAGAATCCTTTTTGTTCTCTGACGAAATCAACACTCTTAGATACCTCAAGAAGTCTTTCTTTGGAAAGGTTGCTCTTGATCTCCGAAAGTTTGAATTCCCTTTTATTCATCAAATACTAAAGAACTTTGCTCTAGATGTTCTCTTCAAATAATTTAGGTTCATTGCATTCCCCTTCAGTTTTTCCTTCAGAGGTTTGGTAATTAGATTGGAGACTGATTCAATCTCAATGTTATTGGACTCACAGTAAAAACAAATTGCCTCGATATAATTCATGTCGGCATTGTCCTTTACCAGATTCTCAATGTCATTAGTGAACTTGTCTTGACACAAGAACTTGCTCTTCAAAAGGTTTTTCATCTCAGTTTTTGATCGCATTGATTTTTTCTTCAACAAATTTCTCGATGTACTGAACAAGTAATTTCATATACTTCATTTTATCATACTCTTCGTACACTTGCACCTCTCCGTTCTCACATGTCATAATGATGACAAGTTTCTTGACGGGAATACCAGTACGTTCATAGAACATACAAGCGTATCCTGCTGCCTGTACAAAGTAACCCTCAATCCATTCCTTGGGTTTAGGTTTTGCTGATGTTTTGAAATCAATGATCGCAAGCTCGCCCTGATATTCAGCGATACAATCTACAGTGCCTGCGACTCCTAATTCTTCACTGTAAAGACTCTTTTCAAGAGCATATATATTATTTATCTTTTTCAACGTCTTTTTTGCCTGCTGGAACAACATCTTTGGTCCAGGTCTCTTATATTCTACGTCTTTATTGAGCAAGAATGTCTCAATCAACTCATGACATTCTGTACCACGACTGGTGGCACGTTTGGTAATACGATTTGCTTCCTCATTACCAACACGCTTCCGCCACTCGACAAACTTCTTAGCATTCCAGTGAGACGTGACCGAGGTAATAGACACCATCGGTCGGTCGTTCACTGTATAGAATCTAACTCCTTCAATATTCTGCCGTTTGAGTTTGGGCAGATCACATTCCAAATGGGTAAACATTACATACCAAGTTCAATTTTACTGGTGAGATAGGACTTGACCAGACCCGATCTTACAATGTCATCGATACCAAATTCAACCAGATTGAATTCAGGCATGCGTTCGACAATCTTCATGAAGTCAAGGATACCATTCTTTTCGTTGGTCTTGACAAGATCAGTCTGTGCTACGTCACCGCAGAACATAATCTTAGATCCTTCACCCACACGGGTAATGATACTATCAAGTTCATGGAAGTTGAGGTTCTGAGACTCATCAACAATGATGATGGCATCATCCAAGGTAGTACCGCGAATGAAACTGGTTGACCAGAAGGTAACAGACTCTTGTGTCTTCAGGTTACCCCAAAGCATCTCAAATTCATTGTCCGTAGGCAGTTCAAACATATACTTTACCATATTCTTATAAGGAATCTGATAAAGTGCAGACTTGTCTTCATGATCTCCAGGTAGGAAACCAATCTCACGGGTGGACACCAGTGAGCGGACTAAAACCACCTTATTGTATTGAGTAAGAGGATCTAGAACCTCCTTGAGTGCCAAGTATAATGTGATGAAAGTTTTACCTGTTCCTGCTGCACCATACAAAAATAGATTTTGATTCTCTTTGTACTTTTGGAATACAACTTCCTGATTGTCTGTTATGGGTGAAACATCAATCATCGTGTCAGAATTGATTGGTTTCTTACGACGCATTTGTTTTGCAGTCATACCAGCACCGACAGATGACGAGATTTTTTTGCGACGTGCAGTCATTTAGAAATGGGTAGTTTTCTGGGGTTTGACTTTGGAACCGGGGACCTGTGAAACTTTGGATAGAACTTCGTTCCATCCTCCATCTGTCCGACTATAAACGTCACCTGCACCACTAACGGCAGAGGCAACACCTTTGGACCAGTCTTTATCCCAGTCAGGATTGTCTTTACGCCACTGATCGTAGTCAGCAACGGTCAATGACAATTCCTTTGTCTCTCCAGTGTCTTTATGTTTGACAGGGTATACGGGCATGTGGGGGGTAAGTTTTCAGTATTTATTTTGAGGAATAACCTTGCGTTTACTCCGTTCTTGAAGAGCAGCACTAAACCTAATTGGTTTAGCTGTACACATATTGCATACACTCTCAGGTAGTTTACTATTGATACAGAATTCTGTCAACATAGCATCACTACAATCAACAGGAAGACCATCGACAAGATACTCCTGCCACTCAGGATCCTCCTCTTGACCAGTGACATATAATAGTTCCCTAAGGAATGCTGTGTTGGGACATTTCCATAGTCTACCTGCATACAACTGAGCATTAGGACAAGAGCATACCTTGAAACTTTTTGCTGGACTGTTGTGGGTGTAAGGATAAACTTTATCCTCTTTCTTTTTGATTGAATTGAACCACCTATCTTTTCCAGTATGATGTTCAGTGACTAGAACTTTAGGATGATTGAACTCTTTGATGATCTGTTCTACTTCTGGTAGGTGGATGCTAATCCTAAGAAATATTCGTGGATTCTCTAGACTCTTTTTGATCCACGCTTCATTCTGTAGGAGCAATAGACCATTGCTGTAGAGATAGACAGGAGAATCAGTGTGTGTTGCACATGCATTTACAATCTCCTCACAACGGGGATTTAGTAGTGGTTCGCCACCAATGACGGACACTCTACCTATATTTACCCTAGGCAATATTGTTGCTATATCATCAAGCAAACTGTCAGTGTCTACCTTACTACCAGGAGCAAAGTAATTACTGAAATGATTACAACCCTTACATTGTAAGTTACATCCTATTGATGCACTGATGTCTAGAATATCAATCGTCGGCATGATATGCAAGATAAGCAGCACCCATGGCAGTGCCACCATCATGTGCTAAGGGTTCAGCATAAAATTTTTTGTTAGGAAATCTCTTGAGGGTATTATAGTTTGCAACGCAGTTTAGAAAACATCCACCTGCAAATACAATCTCATCTGTGGGTGCCATGCTTACTAATTCTAAAACTCTTTCTTGCCACTCCCTTTGTAATGATTTTGCAGGTTCAGAATCATATGCACTCTTGCCCATGACCTTACCTGCATCCATATAATGCCACCCATATGCAGAGGATGCCATCTCATATCTTCTACCAAATCCAATATTATCAGGAGAGAACATGGTCTTATGAATCACCTCCCAGGTAGGTGCAAAGAACATACTCTCAATCTCAAGTCCAGCAGCAGTCTTTGACCCATTGGAGTCAACAACAATACAAGTGGCAGTCTCAAATCCTGAGTTGTAGAAACCACATGCAGCATGAGTGAGGTGATGGTCCTTTCTGTAGTCATGGAACGTACAACCAGGATATTTTCTCTTGACAGCAGCAAGCATCTTGATATTTTCTACTTGCTTATCACCACGCTTCCAGTGTGCATCAGAGACTGCAACGTGTTTGATGTTACAGTCAGGTAACTTGTCAAGCAACCACCTGATGTCAAAATCATGCTTTTTATATGACAGACGCTCTGCTTCCAAGTAAAACACCGGTTTTCCATCCTCCAACAGACATGCTGATCCATTGTTGGATATGTTCAACCCTAGGAGAAAATTTTTTGCCCGAGTTTTTTTTCCACTTTTTGGTAATTGGAAAGTCATTTTTGCACCAGCTTTCCGACCTCTGGAAAGTATAGGTATGGTATATCAGAACCATAGAATGTTTTGAATGCATCCTGTGGTGACTCTACTAACGGTTCACCTGCTAAGTTGAAAGAAGTATTGAAGAGCAAGGGGACTGCTGTTCTGTCCCAGAATGCTTCGATCAAGTTGTAGTAATGTTCATTCTGTTCTTTAGTAACAGTTTGAATCCGACAAGTCTTATCAACGTGCATCACCCCTGGAATCTTATGCCACACCGGTGGGCGAACATCCATTGCATACATCATGAACGGTGACTCTTCGAGTCCTTGCATGTCAAACCAATCATTTGCATACTCAAGCATGATGCTGGCAGCAAATGGTCTCCACTCCTCACGTTTCTTGATCTTGTTTACTTTCTGCTGTGCTTCATGATCTCGTGGGTCATAGAGCAATGACCTATTGCCCAGTGCTCTGGGTCCTGCCTCAGATCTACCCTGAAACAGTGCTACTACCTGCTTACCTGCAATGATTTCTGCTACATCTTCGTAAGTTACATCATCACCCTCTACAAAGGAGAGATCGTATTCAGGACCGAGGAAAAGAGTTCTCATAATGTTCTAGAAGTGCAGATCCGATGGCAAGTCCACCATCATAGGCAAGTGGGTCTACATATAAATTTATGCCAGTTTTGAGTAGCTCATAGTTTGACATACAGTTGAGAAAGAACCCACCTGTTAGCACAAAGTTCTCCTTACCAGTCAATTCATATGCTTTCTCTAGCATATACAGAGCATGTTTCTCGGCAGACTTTTGCAACCTATATGCTAGATCCTCTGGGTGATACGGGTGTCCAGTATATGATGTAGTGTTACCTTCAGGACTCAATTCTTCTGAGCATACACTGTGACCATTGACCTCCTCAAAAAGATCTACAGGTGCTGCACCATATGATGCCAGTCCCATGGTCTTACCAGCATCTGTCTCATCAAACCCACAGTATCGTGACACTCTACGGTATGCCTGACCGATGCTAGTTCTATTACTATAGAAATTACCATCATCCCAGAAGGGTGACTCTAATTTCTTAGACTCATCTTCACTCCAGAAGGTAGAGTAATGCCTGAATACAGATTCAAACTTACCATCATTGACATCAAAGATACTCTCTGTCTCACAGAACTTCAAGTCCTTGTGTTTATGGAGAGAACCTTTGCCATCCATGACAATGACAGCAGCGTCTGTAAATCCTGAATTGTAGTATGCATTAGCAGCATGACATTCATGATGCCGATGGCGATAGTCCTTGAGAGTTAGTCCCCTTGACTTTACAAGATCAATGATCTCATTTGCCTGCTTAGTCCTGAGAATATATTTCTCAAGATTATATGTGGTGTAGCAATCACAGATAGTAACTACATCTAAATCATCGTCCAAGTATTGTGCTGCCAGTGTACGTGCAGATCTGTCACGTTTGACACGACTGACACGTTCCTCCTCCAAATAAAATTCAACCTCACCACCCTCAAGGATGGCGAGGGATCCATTGTGAGAAAGATTTAGTCCGCAGATTCTACCCATTCAAGTGCCTCACTCACTGCAGGGAACTGTTCGATAAAGATATTCTTACATGCCTCAGCAATATCCATGTGTTCCTTTTGAGTGCCGTGGGCAGACCTCAGATCAATATAATGGATCCATGACCTACATGAGCCTGTCATGTAGATTTTTGTGGGAACACAGAGTGGGAGCACCATTCTTGCACACTCCTTTGCCACACCAACATCAATCATTTGATTGTACAGTGACTGTGAAGATGAAAACAACGTCTGCATCTGTCGTTCCAATCTATCAACAACCTCAGGGTCTAGGTCATCAATACTATTCTGTCTGTTCTTAGTATCTTGTCGCCGCAACTTGGGCAGAGGGATGTTATCCTTCAGCAGTTTTGTGTCAGCATATCTCTGAGAAAACTCTTGGAATGTGAACGATCTATGTCTCAAGATTTGAGCTGCGATTGCCCTGGTCGTAGAGATCTCCAGGGTCATTGTTGCCTGCTCAAACACACTCCAATGGTTGTGCTTGATGCAATACTTTAGCAGACCAGAATACTTTTCGTTCTCCTGATTAGCAGGATTGCTCACGCGAGCAATGTATGCCATCGTCTGCTCAGAATCAGGTGTGATGCTGATAAGTTTTACTGTCATGGACCTTCGTAAGTTTCGTCGTAGTCAAGTTCCACAGGTTCACATTCGTCGAAGCGGTAAGATGCTACGTCCGAATAGACCTCAGCTTTGAGAGCACTGAGCAACATTTCCAGATCGGAAACGATTATTTTGAGTTTGTCTCGTTCCATAAGAATAGTATAAAACAAAAAAGGGAAGGTGTCAAACCTTCCCTCCCCATAGAGTTGAGTAAATCCTACTTAGCGTAGGTCCTACCACGATAGCAGAAAGTACCGTGGGTCTCTTTGGATTCTACACAACGTGTTTCATACTCTACACCACGGTATGCAGTGTGAGTAATCTGTGCGTCATGAATAGCAGATGCCTTTTGGATCTGCTTCCGAATCAGATTTAGGGTGTTCATAAGTTTACTCCTAAAGTAGTTGGATTTTTAGGTCCGTTCCTTTAGTCGTTTGCGTCCCATGGACAATTAGGAGTTGCCTCCTTCATGGTCTCTACTAGTTCAACTTTGATAGCATCGGAGAGGTTCTCGTTTGCTTCCATCCTAAGGACAATGCCTTCGGCTTGTTGACAAGCTACTGAGACATATAGAAGTGATTCTACTAACATGGGATGAACGCTCCGTTCCGCGACTTACTTGCGTCCAGATTGCTCTGGATGAACGTAGGTATTAGTATACCATATTATGTAGTATTATAAAAGTGTATCAGTTGATACATCTTTTCTTTCCACAGTAGTCAGCACAGATGTGGGGTCTACTGCTCCATGATTCTACCAGAGTGTGCTGGAAAAAGGGAGTCTGTAATACATCATGCAATGAATGATGCTCTAGTGATATGGTTTTGATGCCACCTTGATCCTCAATCAACGGGATCACATTGTCCCAGAAGACACGTTGCATGTACTCCGCACCCACTCCTTTGTTTGGGTTGTTGATGTCACGGAACTCTGCAGGAGCATCAGGGTTGTTGTCAATATAATATCCAGGGTAGAAGAACCTGAGACGTGACTGGTGGAAGCAACAGGCATGGACCACACCTCTACTATCGATCCTCAGTTGACCAGGACTGCCTTTGGTATGCCCATAGCGACAGACGACCTCTGAGTCCTCTGCTACAGGGTCTGGACGGTACACATGGTTGGGATCATCTGCTACCTGCAGGGTGTGTAGTTTATTTCTGTAGATATATGTAAACTTACCATCGCCGCGACCACTAGCATCATACATATCATTGACACGAGTGTGTTGAAAATCTTTGAACTTCCACAACTTACTCAGAGTCTTACATCTTTTTATCTGATGTTGGTTGTGTTTGAAGACTAGCATTCTCCACACAGCAGGACCACCTGCCTTGATGAATGCTTTAGCACTCTGCATTACCTTCTTGTAGTCCACACCGACACGGTACTGCTGCAGAGTATCTTCTAGTCCATCAATAGAAAATATGAGAAAACTATCCTTGTG